AGGCAGGCCACCGTTCGGGTGGTGTACTTGAGCGTCTCACGGCTAGGCGCAAGGTCGACCTCACCCACCTTGAGGGTGAGGAGAACGCCGGCCTCAATCAGCTTTGCCAGCAGCTTGTTGAAGTTGCTGGGCAGGTGCTGGGTTGAGACGGGGTAGAGCAGGCGACCCATGCGGACAAAGGAATTTCCAGAGTCCCCAAAGAAGGTATAACGCCCGCCGTCATAGATGGTCTTGCGCTCGGCAAACTTGATCTTGTCGTCCACCTTGTCGGCCAGCTCGCTGGCAGACAGGTTGGTGAACCTTGGCCGGACCGGGAACATCCACGCGATGTTGGCTGCCCGGTCGGCAAAGGTGTCCATGTCCTCTTTCTTGACGGGGATACGGATGGTGATGCCCGTGTCCCGGCATGGCTCAGACGCCAGGATGGCCGCCTTGCCCATGTTGGTTTCGTCCAGGAAGAAGGAGTAGGTGGTCTTGGTTCCGTTGTGACGGGACTCAACGATGATACTATCGGCATAAGCTCGCCAGCATTTACCGCCCAAACCGAAGCCGCCCTCATAGTCGTTGCTCGTTTCCTTCTCGTCACCGCTGGCGCCGTAGGTGGTAAACAGCTCAAACAACTTTTCCTTGGGCAGGCCCGGGCCGTGGTCTTGGACCACGAAGTCGGGCTTGAGCTTGGTCGGAAGCGTCACCTCGATGGGCTGGTTGTGACCGGCCAGCTGATGCGCCTCGTCCGCATTGGTCATGTACTCCCGGCACAAAGCCAGGATGGGATCGGTGTAAAGCGAACCCAAAGCCTCGAAGAGTTTGGGGTTCAGCCGGATGCTGAACTGCTTTTCCTCAAACTCCGCCGATGCAACCGGCTTCTGTCTTGAGTTGGTTATAATCATTTCGTGCTCTCCAGGATGAGCAGGACAAAGAATCCCAGCGTTGCCAGGTAAGCCAGGATCATGCCCCACTTGTATGAAAGATTGGCCATAGGGGGAGGGGAGGCGGTCACGGATTGTGACCACCTCCCCGTCCAATCAGTTGACTCCCGCGAACTTCGTCTCGTCGAAGCCGATAAAGGAATCGAGGAGATCGTTGGACACGGTCGTCAAGTGAGGCGCGTCAAACGCAATGGAGCGCTTGAGCGTCTCGGTCACGGCATTGTGGAAGGACCAGACGTTGCGCGGCTTGAAGGTCGCAAACTGCGGGTCCCGGTACTCGTCGTGCGCCGCCTTGAGCTGGCGGTCACCGAACACGCCACGCCGCCAGTGTTCCAGCAGCAGGTGGTCGGCGTCCTTGTCGGTCAGGTTTGCGCCCTTGTAGGCGGCGATACGCCGGCGGTTGCCGAGGAACTTGGTCTCGGCATCGCCCAACGCCTTGGCGATGGCACCAGGCAGGTCGTTGAGGATCTCCGGGGTGTGCTTGCGAGCCACCACCCGAAGGGCAAAGACCATTCCATTGGAGCAAACCCGGATCTCCTCGGCCATGTAAACACGGGCGGAGATGGACTTGTCCCAGCTGTTCATCCAGCCCACCTGGGCACGGGACTCGCTGTCGTCCAGGCCGGGAAGGTTCAGGTTGTAACAGCCCATGGCAACCTCGCCGTTGGGGGCGAGCTTGTACCAGGCCGGACGCACGTCCAGCTGGGCGGTTTTGGCGGCGCTGGTAAAGAGCTCGTGGATCCTGCCATGCGCGACCGGGGTGAAGGTGTCGGTGGCCTCGGGAAGCTTGAAGGTATCAAGCTCCGCAAGGCTGACGCTTTGAGTGGCTTTGAGTTTGGCCATGTGAGTGTCCTTTCTAGGCTGCTAGTGCAGCCCGGCGTTCGATCAACTCGGCCAGCCGTCCGACCAGGACGGAGGAGCGAAAGCTGACGACGTTGGCTTGGGAGCGGCAGGATTCGACCAGGACATTGGCGTCCTGGATGCCGCGCTTCTGGAGTTCCTGGATTAGGAGTTCCGTGTCCAGTCGACTGACACTCTTTTCAGAGGCAGTGATTTGATAACGTTGCCCTGTCCAGTGCGTGTTACCAGAATCGGCCGCAGGCTTGAAAACCTTGTCGATAAGATCTTCGCGTACCTTGCGTGCCGTATTGAGTTGATCCGTTGCCTTGCCAAACCGATCAACCTGATCAGGTGTGGCGATAATAACTGATGCCATAGTTGTTCTACCTTTCGTTTGAGTATGTGTGTGAATCGGTTCATCGAACCGAAAGCTTTTGTTTGTAACCAAAGACCCGCTGGAACTCCGACTCGATGTGGAGCGTTGTGTCCATGATCATGCGAAAGCTCTCCTTGTCCGCCGGGATGGTCCCGTTGCAGGAGAAGGCCCGCTCGTTGATCTCCCGTAGACGGAGACAACCAGACGCTGCATCCAGTTGGTCCACCCGGTGGGATGGGACCGCTTGGCAAAGACGAAGTAAATCCCGTAGACCACATCCGGTTTGCCGTTGTTACGGGCAACGCGGACAGTGGCCTTTTGTGCGGGGAAGTCGTGGGTCGATCCCTTGGGAATCTTCTCCCAGCCAAACGTGTTGGCCAGGGTCTGATTCTCCGTGGCGATGGGCCAAAGAGTCTTGGGTGGTGGTTGGTGGTTGGTTGTTTTGCCGGCAGACCAACAGGTCAATGTCCTCGTCGATCTGGGTGTCCAAAGCCGTGATCATTTCCACCCCCGAATGACTCCCCATCCCAGGATGAAGAGCACAATGCTGAAGGCTGGAATGACCCAGCGAAGAATGATGTCCATGAATTCAAGGTTCATTTCTGCATCCTCCGGTTGAGTTCAATGGTGACGTGCTTGTAGTACAGGCTTTCCGTCTCGCTGCCCTTGGCGGGCTGGCTCGGCGTCTTTTCCCGTACTGTCTCGAGCCTGGTCTTGATGGCGACCAGGTCCTTGGTGGATGTCCGGTTGACTTTCATTTGTCGGATTTCCAGGTGGCTTTGCCCACGGTGTTGCCGTTGTTGTCACGTAGGATGAATTCCTCGCGGGGTTCCTCGAAAACCTCGTTGGCGAGTTCATCAAGAATCCTGGACAACTCGGATTCCGGGTTATCCCCGAAGGCAGCGTTGTCGGTTATGATTTCAACTCTGAATGTAGCCATGGTTGTTTCCTCTTATGGTTGAGGCTGCACAAACGTCGGTTGCCCGATGCTGCAATCCCAACTCGGCCTGCTGTAATGCCCGAAGAACATTTCTCCGAGCAGATCGTGCGGGCCATAGGTGCTGAAGATCCCAGCCCGGTGGGATCCCTTGTAATCCCAGATGGCGATCAACACGGGCTGTTTGTCCGACCCAATGGGTCTGGCCTTGAAGGCCCAGCTGTGCTTGACCTTCCAGGGGTCATCCTTGATGTTGGGTTTGAAGCCCAGCAACTCGATGATTTCCTGGGCGGTGATGTTTCTCAGTTCACCCTGCTTGTGTGTGCCATCAATCGATTCAAAGGGATTGATTTCATACATCGAAGGCAGCGTGCCCCGAGGGGTATCGATGGTGGTTTGTTTCACGTACTGAGCTCCTTTTTGATTTGTTCGGGATTCTTTTCCAATTGAGCCAACAAAACGTCAGACCAATACACCGCCTTTTTAACCTGCCGTGTATGGCAGACGCCCTCGATGTTGCCCGACATCATCGAGGCAAAGATGGTGGTTGCAATGTACTCGCGTTTGTTGATTTCTTTCTCTTCGGTTAACATTTAATTCTCCTCCAGTTGTTCTTCGGTTTGGTATCGCTCGAAGATATCGGGACGATACCGGCTGATCTTTTCGTCGTGGCAATCGGGGCAGGTTCGGCACAGCGGGATGCCGTGGCCGTCATGCACCCAATCGGATGTCTTGCCTGAACCGCATTTACATTCTTGGAATACGCTCACCGCTAGTTCCTGATTTGTATTCCTTGACGAAGATTCTCAAGTCTTGGAAGGAAGTCTTTCAGGATCGCATTAACCTGTTGTCTGTAGTCTTCCATCGGGGTAAGTTTGGGTTGTCTTGTCTTACGCTTGGTTTTGGTTTGTTTTGTTTTCATCGGAAGTGCCTCCAGTAACCGGACTCATCGTACCGGTCCATGGCTTCGAACTTCTCGCGCTGCTGGTCTTCCCACTCGGCGCGATGGTCCTGCTTGAATTCCTCCCGGATGTACCAACTCTCCAGGTCTTTGTCGTCGGGGGCGTTCATTGCAGGGTCGGACAACCCAGAAGCTTGAGGGTCCTGGTCCGCATAGCATTGTCCCCGGGGTTCTTTCCGGCAATGGTGTTGGCGTCAAGGAAGGGCCCCACCATGTTGTCGATGACGGTCAGCTTGTCTTTGTTGCCGAGCGCCTCAAACCAGCGAAGCATACGGGTTCCCTTTTTGTTCTCCCGAAGAAAGTACTTGAGCTTGAGGAACCGTACGTTCCTCACGACTCTCTCCCAAGTTTTATAAAACCCTTCGTCTTCCAGGTATGTGTCGATTGCCTTGCTGTAGATCTTAATCGGGGACAGTTTGAGGGTGGCTGTGCGTTTTGTTTTGTTTTTTGTCTTTGTCATGGTTACGCTCCTTTCGTGGCGGACCACAGGTCCTTCTTTTTGCGTGTTTTTGAATTGAGTTTTGCCGTCAGCGTGCAGTAGGTGAGGATTGCGTCGGCAACCACCGCCCAGCTGTCGTCGGCATTGACGTCCGGACTTCCCACCATGAGGTAAAGAAAGTCAGACAGGTCGGGGAGCGACATGTACTGGTGGTCATCGTCCCCGTACCGGACACAAAGACGGGTCTGGTCGGATTGTTCATCCTGCTTCCACAGGTAAACGTCCCTTTCGCGGCTGGCCGCAACGTCGGTAAAAGGCTGGTAGGTGACCGTGAAAAGGTATTCCTCCTCATCGTGGTAACAGCCGTTATTCCAGCGAGGGGCAAAGCTCAGAGTGTATTCTGGAAGTCTCATTCTGGGTAATCTCCTTTCTGTCAGTACCACGCCCAAGGTTCGAACTACGGGCGGGGTGCTGTCAATAATTATCCGTTGATCCAGTTGGTGATCTCGCTGGCATCCCGCAGCGTGAACTTGCTGTTGCCAATCTCAATGGCCCAACGGCTGGTCGGGTCGATCGAGACCCCATAGCGAAGCGCTTCCTGCAGGTAGCTCATGGCACGCTGCCGGTCGTGGTTGCTCTTGGGGTTATACCAGCACATGGGGCTCCAGGAGACGCCGTCACGCGTCACCCGGGCCGGGATGCGTACCGGCATGGGGGCAGGGGTCTCGGTCTTGGGCCGGACCTCCGCCGGGCTGGGTTTGAGGTTCAGGCTGGGCCTGATCATCTCGAGCTGGTCGGCCAGACTATTCATTGAACCAACCTTCCAGTTCGGCCACGTCACGGATCAAGTGACGCTCGTATGAGGCCTGTTCGTGTTCGGCCAGCGGATGCTGCATGGCCGAGAACTCGGCGTGCAAGGCATCCAGGAGGTCGTTCTTTGCTTCCTGTGTGATCATGTCCCCATCCATGGGGAACTCGTTTGATGCAAGCATGGTGTTACTCCTGATTACCCGTCCTAACCGCCATGTGTGGTGCATGCCGGACGGGTGTTGGCATGTACCGGAAAGGGGTTCGAAACAACGTTAGTCGCTGTACGTGGTGTATTTCGCCAGGTGGTCCCAAAAACCAAACTGCGCGACCAGACAACAGCGATTCCAAGATCCCTCGTAGGCCGGTGTTTCCTCGTCCTTGAGAAGCAACGGCACAAAGGGGAATGAGGGGCAGACGCATAGGTCACTCATGAAATCTCCTTTCGGATATGGGCCCGTTCGTCCCACTCCCATCCGGCTCGGATGAGTGAGGCGTAGGCCCGCTGTCTTGTCCTGTAAGGACCAAGGGTGGTGGTTCCACAAACGACGTACCAAAGGGTGTGCATGGTGGTTAAACCTCCGCTTCCAGCTCGAAACGATTCCTGGCATTGGAGATCGCCGAGGTGCCCTTGGTGTATTCCCGGATGTGGTACAAAGCCCTGGCCAGGCTCAGACCTGTGATCGAGTAGCCAACGGGATTGGCGTAGAGCCAGACCGTCAGCGTGTATGTGGTTGTCATGGTTGGTATTGTCCTTTCTTTGTCAGTAACGACTTGCGTTGCATGCAACAGCCGTTACCATCAGTTGCATGCCAAAGTTGGTGGTTGATTGGCGGCCCATTGAGGCCGATTGGATCAAAGGTATTCCAAGCAATATACTTGCGTTGAAATACAACATGAAACCCGCCACGATCCGGGCTCACATGACGCGCAACAAAATTGGTAAAGCGCGTGACATGGCGATACAGGCTGTGAAAGAAACAACACGAACTGTTGTTCAGGAGGTGACGGGCGAAGCCCAAGCTTATCTGTCGGGCTTAAAGAAAGAGGTAAGCCGCGGGATGGACGTCCTGGCAACACAACCACCATCTACGCGTGAAGAAGTCGACGAACATTTCACCGCGCTTGAAAAGGTGAATCGTGTGGCTACCACGGCGTTTGGCTTGTCCGAAGGGTCAAAGACCCAAACAATGAACATTGCGGTTTTACAGCAACTTGCGCCGGAAACGCTGTCAGTAACTGCCAGTAATGTCATAGATACAGAGACGAAACCGGTTTGAATAACCGTTCCCCGGGGTTTGCAGTCCCCCGGGGTTCGGTAAAGCGTCAGCTCGAGATGTAGCTGTTCAACAGGTCCATCCGAGGGTGGTTGGCGCCGTTCTCCTTGAGGGGGTAGAACGTCACCGAGCCCTTGCTGCTGTTGACCGACACGCCAAGCACGAGGCCTTTGGTGCTGACGATCTTGCGAATGAACGCAAGCTGATCAGCGGCCTTGATGATGACGCGGGACTTGTTGGGGTCAGCCTTGGCGGTCTCGTAACGAGTTACCAAGGTGGGAAGGTTCGACTGCGTAGCCGCAGCCTGGATCGGTTGTTCAATAGTAACTGCCATATGTACTCCTTTGGAGCAGGGGTTGTTGGATACCTCGTGCAATAGGGCACTGGGTCTCCTGTCTGCTCCTAACAATCCTAGGCTGGCTGGCGGTGTAACCCCTTGCTGCTGAGGCAAACGCCCTGCCCCCCACCCTCCCCCCGTAGACAAGTCGTTCCATATATACACCAACAAGAAAAATTATTTTTATTTTTTGTTGCGTACTGAGTTTTGTCCGTAAACTGGATCTACATGAAAAACGCAATTGCCGCCTTTGTTTTATGCACCCTGGCGGCCGGTGCACACGCCGAGGAATTCGCCATTCGTCCTTCGGTGTGGGGAACCCAGAAATGGCCTGGCGGTTACGAAATCTACAACTCACGCGGGATACTGGTTGGTGAAGCAAAAGCTTCCGTGTGGGGTCAGGAAAAATGGTACGGTGGTTATGACGTGGTGATTCACGATCGCTACACAACGAGAAGCGAACGCCGCGCGCTTGCGGAGACGTTGAAAAGTTTTCGTTGATTTGTCACCCGCTGACTAATTGATCCCGTTCTCCATGAGCGCAGAATTGCGTTCATGGAGACGGTGAAATTCAAATCGTGGTTCCAAAAAATGGGCGCGGGTCTCCGCGTCATGAAGCGCGACATCGGCCGGACCGAGGCGCTGTTGGAGCAACTGGACAACCGGATCTACGAATTGCGCCATGAGCTGCGCAACACCATCAAGGTCTACAAGGATTCCAACATCGCTTTAACCGAGCTTAAAAAGCTCCAGGAGCGCGAGGAGCGCATCCTCAAGCACAAGCTGCGCGGTTATATCCAGGACAACGTCCATGACGCCCACGAGCTCATGGAGCACTTTGAAAACGCGGACTTTTAGTCCTCTATGATGTCATCAACAAAATCAGTGACCTCTTCATGGCTTTTCAGCAACTTGATTTTCATCCCGTCGTCTTCGGCCACCGCAACAACACAAGGCTTGTTTTCCTCCGAGCAGTTCATCATGTATTCCGCAAGATCCCTGGTGGCTTTCTTGGTGATGTTAAGCTCGTGGTTGGGGCTGTCTTCAAGCAGGGCCATGAGCATGGCCAGGGCGTAGACGTCGTTATCGATGTGCCGAAACCCGATCTGGAAGTCCACACGTCAATCCTGGGGTTTGCACCCTTAATGTCAAATGGCTGCCAATAAAGAGCCCTATGTTTGGAAATACAAGGGGAAGGGGTCTACCTGGATCAACGATGACCTGGAGGCCCTGATAACGGCTGTGGCCAGGCACGAAGCCCTGGACCCTTTCGACAACACGGTCAGGACGTTTTACAAGCGGCAGATCATCCATCAGATGTGCGAGGAGGACCCCGGGCTTTGCACCAAGTCAGGTCTCGGGGACCTGGTCCACATGTTTGCGATGCCTGTCGCTGCGATGTTGGACGCGGTCTTCGGCACCAGGATCAAAAACTGCCAGGGCTGCGCCAAACGCAGGGCGTTGCTTAATAGGGTCAGGCTCTGATGGCCAAAAAGCCAAAGGTGGTGGTTCCGCTGACACAAAGGCCCAAGGCCAAAAAGGGGCTTATCGAAAAGGTCGCCAAGCTGGCGCTTTACCATCGGCAGGCAAAATGACCCGGCTTATCCGGGCCGTAATGCCGGTGCTTATTTTTCCAGTAGCCAGAATTATTGTCTTCGTGTGGGTCAAGGCTGCCGGCAAGCCTTAAAGAGGTTACCCTACTCAAAATCAAGATGCCCCATTTAAGTCGTTGAGGCTTAATATTTGAGGGAACTAGGGTAACTAGGGTAACTTTTAAAAAAAGATATATATAGATAATATAAAAATAATTCGAATTTTTGATTTGCCGGGGAAAGTAATCCGGGCCCAAACAGGTTACCCAAGTTACCCTATCTTGATAAACCTTTGCCTGACAGAAACTTAGTTGGGGTAACCTGCCCCAGGAACCTTGTTTTTAGGGTAACTTGAGGTTGCCCTAACGGCTTTAAGGTCACGATTTGTGACCTTATAGGTCTGGGAACCAAAGATCCAGGGTGGCGGTTTACCCGAGAAGTAGACTTGATAAAATTGGCGTATGGAAAAACAAACCCCTGCTGACCTGGCTGCCGTAGAGGGCTATTTGGATGCCGAACAAGTCTTGTCCAGGGATCCTCTGGATTTTAGGGATAAGGACAAAGACCGGGTCGACGACCGGCTAGAGGCTAATTAAGCCTGTTTGTAGGCAATGATCTTACCGCTGGTAAGCGTGATAGCCGTAAAATTGCCGTAAATGGTGGTTCCAGCCGGGACGTCCACGGCAGTTGAGGCGTCACTGTCAGTCCAATTACCGGAGGTGACGTTTACGACGGCCGTAGCTGTGGCTTGGATTGCGCCCCAAGGTCCGCCTGAAAGGGCGCCTGCCGCCGTTTTGTAGACCGCCCCAGCTTTGCCAAGCCTTTCCCTTCCGAGACTTTCAATGTCCGGAAGAGTTTTAAATAAAATTTGCTGGGAGTCTTGTGTCTCCGAAACTACGTCCAAACCGGCATCTTTAGGCATAAACCCAGGTTAAATACAGACCGGAAATAGTCAATACTTGCGACCCCTATTTACCGACTTGGACTCGACGGTAAGATTGGACGAGGAGTTGTTCCAGGTGTTGCCATCCCGATGATTGACGTCCTTATTACGGATTGCTGCCAGGCCGCGCCGTTTAGCCACTTTTCGTCTGGCTGCGTTACGTCCGGCACGACGGCGAACCTGCTCGGGCTTGCCGTGGTACTCACGGTATTCCTTTTTGTAGTTGCGTTTCTTCCCGAGGGGCATTGATCGATCCTATCTAGCCGGTGGATTGTGTCACCATGTGGGCTAAAGATGCCTGTCCAAAAGCTCCAAAATCCCAAGCCAGTTCTCCTTGGTCTTAAAGTAAATCTCCATGACGGTTGAGCCCCCGCTACCCCCGCTACTTTCAACCAGGTAGATATCGATTCCGTACAGGCTGGTATCGTCCTTGTAAGCGTAATACCCCTTGAAGTCTATTTGGTTAAAGGTGAACATCACAACCCCGTCCACGTAGACCTTGACTCGTCCGTTGTAGACCTTCAGCTCCCGGGAGTGCCCCTGAAAATTATCAAACGAGAACTTTGTACTCATTTCCCCTGGGCTTTCCGGACGGCTGTTTTGATTCGTTTGGCGTCTGGCTGTTCCCCCAGTCTCTTCCTGAATTTCCTGAGCGCCTCCTCACCAATCTTCCGTTTTTGGTCCCGAAGCTCGGCAATTTCCCGCTCACCAAGGAACATCTGCTGGAG